ACTCCCGGAAGGCTGGTTTGCAAATTGTGCCATAAACGCTGTAAAGGGGTCTTCTGGAATAGCCTCTTCAGGGGGCTGCGCAAGAATGGGTATTGTTTCCCCGGCAGAACTACCACTACCAGTGCTTTGAGCAGCTAAAACAGAGCTTGGAGTTGCTCCGCTAAAAAAGTCTCCTACTGCCCTGCCCGCCGCCGGAATAGTACCCAACGCTGCCCGCCTAAAGTCCCCGATACTGCCTAAAATGCCAGGCAGCCCATACTCTCTGTCTAAATACCGTGTGTAAGCGGTGCCTGGAGAATCAGACTTTGTATCGTCTACGGGGGGAGAGGGTACGGGGGGAGGAGTAGGTGATTGTAATCGCCGCTGGGGCATGTCGCCAGACTCAATTTTAAGCTTTTGTTTAGCCATTAGAAACCAGCACTCCCTGCAGCCGCCATAGCAGCCCTCAACATAGCATCACGTTGAGCAGATTGCATCCGCTCCTGAGACTGAGTACGCTGCTGAGCAACGTCAGTAGCCAAATCCTGACCAAACCGTGTACGAGAAGTCTCCATAGCATCCAACTGCTTCTGCAAACGATTCTGAAATTCGCCAAACGTTTTAGCAAAATCAGACGAACGCAGAGTACCGCGGGCCGCAAACTCGTCACGAGTCCCCCGAGTACCCCGAGCCGCCGCACTATACGGGTCATATTCGCCCTCAAGGTCAAAACCACCCGACACGGGGGTCATACTAACTGGTGCGCTGCCTGCTTCTGCCGACAATGCGGACATAGCCATGGGCTGTGCTTTAGTTTGGTCTAGCTGCTCCAAAACATTAGGCATTGCCTGGAACCCTTCCGCAGGGCGGTAACCAAGGCCGCGCAGCCCTGTCGTAAAGTCTTGCCCGTAACGTTCGCCTCTTGTAGTTGCGCTGGTTTCAAAGTCTTGCAAAGCACGTTGAATAGACGCAATTTGTGCGTTGTAGGCTGCGTCTCGCCAGTTTAAAGGCCGGGGCGCAGAAGGCTGCTGTGACGGTGCCGGTGCAGGTGTCGAAGTAATGTTGCCCAGGCTTTGGGTAGGTTTAGCAAATCGCTCAGCTGCCCGAGCACCAAAACCAGTACCGCCCTGCCCAGGCTTACTAGTAGCAACACCGGGCAAGTAAGAGGGGCCAGCTGGCTTTGGTCGGCTATTAGAAACACCGGGAAGGTAAGAAAGGTCAACCATAATTTACCTCGTCTTAGGCGAAGGAATATCCCCGCCAAACTTAGGGCCAAACATCTTCAACAAAGCAATCTCACGAGCCTGCTGACTCGTAATACCAGAAGGCAACGCACTACCCGGAGCGGGAGGGCTATCCATCAACGCTTGGTTAATCAAATCCATCAACGCAGCACTAGTGTTAGTTTGGTTCGGAGGCTCGCCACTAAACTTAGACTTAGGCTGGTTCATAGGGTTTTCGTAAAATCTAGCCATAATAAATCCTTAAGAAGAAGCCCTACCAGGCATAGATGACAAACGGTTCATCACGGCACGTTCACGAGCTTTCTTCTTCATTTCCTCGTCCGCAACTTTGGCATCCTTCTGAGGGGCCAAACGGTTACCCATACTTGATTTGTCCCGGTACATTATTTGAGCCTTTTCTGTATAGCTTTACCCCTGGCAGCTGCCATGTTGTCAACAAGGTTAGGGTACGGACGACCAGCAGCTTTAGCACGAGCCTTAGCTGAAGATTTTTGTGAAGGCGTCAAAGACTTACGTTCGCTCTTCGGTTTGGGATTTTTAGTATCCCACACTTGCTGGGCCATTATGAAAGTCTCCTCATCAAAGCATCCCGCCTAGCGGCAGCTTTAACATCGCGTTTCTTGTATCCGCCCTTACCAGTTACTTTACCAACAGTTGGCATGGGTCGTCCACTCCCATAATGCTTCTTACCCGCACCATAAGCGTTAAAGCCTCCACCGCCCTGAGCTGGTCCGCTAAACTCTTTGCGAAACCTATTCATTACGTTATTTCCTTAGACACTGTTTGCTTCGGGTTTACATAAGTTGTCAGTGAAAACAGTCTAACAGGCGAATCAGCGGAAGTTCCCGTAGTCGTAAATTTTACGCTATAAAAAATCTGCCTAAATCTAAGCGATTTAAGGAACTTAACAAAGATACGTTTAAATGTAGGAGCGGTTTCAGTAACTGTCGTAGTAATCGGCGGGGAACCGCTGTTAGGGGACTGCCAAATAAAGCCCAGCATTGTTTCCCATGTGTTACCCAGCAGGTCCTGCCACACTGCGTCAAAGCTTTGGGTAATGGGGGTAGCGGTACCCTCAACAGTGCCCTTAAACCGGGCGTCCAAACCCCACCAAAACAGGCGCTTGTAAATACCGCTAGCCTGATAGTTAAAGTTTTTAGTTTGAATCGTGCAATCCATTGTCTCCGACACAGTGCTGTACTCATCAGCAATCTGCAACAACGGGGCAACCCGTGTACCCCCAGCAGGCACAGCAATATTGGAGTGAGTCAAAACAATAGACTTGTCCTCCGTGTTGCTCCTGTAAGCCATCTTGCACAAAGTACCGTAAGTGTCGGACACCCACTTAGTCCACGAACGAGTCTGCAAACTGTACACAAACATTTGGTCAAAGTACGTAAAAATAATTCGTTTGTTGAACTCTGACACGGCATAGTTATTGTGCAAACCCGTAGTAGTCCCGGCAGCAAACGGGGTTTTGACGTTAATCTGAGCTGCCCTGTTGTTTGTAAATTCGTACGCTTTCTCGTCGTACATAAAGTAAATGTAGGACTCAAACTGGGCCAAGGCGTACCGAGAGTTCAAACCAACTGTCGGAAGAATAAGAGATACTACAGCGGCAGCAGGGTCAGAAGTGTACTGCAAACCATACACAGAGTTAGTGCGGAAAATCATAAGCGTGTTGAAGTACACGACAAGTTGGACAATGTTCTGGCCGTCACCCGTACCAATATCAACAAAGTCGTTAGTTACCTGCCACAGCGACGGGTCAGCCAACGTACGAGACCTGTACAACCGCGTCCCCTGGTTAGTGCTGTTTTGGCCCTCAGCAACCCACAGGCGGCCCTTGAACGCCACAATAATCTCGCCCTCAGGCATGTTCGCATCCGCAACAAAACCACCCGAAAGAGTCCAATAACCGCCAGGGTTAGCTGAACCCACATGAGCAGTCAACCAAGCTTTGTCGTCAAATTGCACAAACCCTGCAGCAGCAATAGTGTCGGTAATCAAAACCCAAGCACTGCCATTAAAATAATAAGTTTTAGAGTCATTATCGCTAGCCAACAAATAAGTTTCCGTAGAAGACACCTGAAAGGTACCAAGAAACTCAATATCGCCCGCAGTGCCAAGTGGAAAATCAATGTCTAAATCTTCGATTGGCGGGCGTGACTTTAGCGAACCGTCCAGGTCCAACTCAAAATTTTCGCAAACCGTCAGTTCGTTGTCGGCAATGGCGGTAGGGTCGCTGAAGGTGTTAAGGCCGCCGACAAAAGGCCCTACCTGTATTGCCGTACCTGGCATGGGCTCTCCTAGTTAAGGTCGAACGTAATGTTCGTTTCGTAAGTCATGGTAGCTGCGAGGCGTTCCGTCTCTCCGCGCTCTGCAACGCTGGCACTGTACTCAGCTTGCTTTACTGCCATCATTTCGGGGTTTTCGTCCATTTCGTAAGCTTTCATCAAGACAAAATTACAGATGTCCGTAAAGCATTCATCGGGTACCGACAGAACATCCGTAGAGTTAGTGGTGACATCCGAGGGCTGTGCTGTGTACCTGATAGTCATTGTGTAGTCTTTGTTTGGCACAGGCCAGAAAGTAATGTCCCCGCCCCAGGCATACCAAAACTGTGGGGCACCTGTTTCAGTGCCTTCGGGGTCTGCCAGTGAAATGCTTTCCTCAGCCTGAGAAATAGGGATGTTACCCACACGGCGGCCATTGAGAAGCAGGGAGGCGACAGAATCAATTGCTGGAGTCACAGTACTTAAAGCGTATGTAGCGACACCTCCCGTAACAGCCAGAGTAGCTGTCGTCTGCAAAATTTGGTTTTGCTTAGAAATGTCTACTTGTGCCTCGTTAACCCAACGCACGATGTCATAGTTCGTTAACTGCACACCGGATTCGTCACCAAATGCACGCTTAACTGCGTCATAGACAGCACCTACAGTCTTAGTGGGGTTACTGTAGCTCATCGCTCAAACTTCTTTCCGTTGTGGGTAACCGTATGCAGCTTGTTCCGCCCACCGCTTGCAAGAAATTCTATATGGTCGAGTCTATCCTCTAAGTCGTCCTCTTGTCTCTTGTAATCAAGCAATTTTTTAGCATTTTCTTCAGCTTCAATACGTTTCAAAATGTTGTCTGCTCCGTGACGTACGACATCCCCGTCAAAAAGCCACGCAATAATCTTATGCGGCGTTTTCATCTCCTCCTCGGAAATGTACCTAACAATGTACTCGGGCATGTTATCTGGGTGGTCCAAGATAGCCCAAGGCTTTGTCTTTTCCTCAGGGGTTGTGCGGTCTTTCTGTGGGATATAAACCAACTTGTAGGTGGGTTTTAAGTCTTGTAAGACCTGCGCAAAATGTACGTGGTCTTCTCTAACAAACTCGCCCAAGTCGGAGTTGAATACGTTTGCTGCTTGTCCTAAGTAAGTTTCCATAAACCCAGTTTAGCTTATGCCCCAGATAAGTCACCCCAAGTAATTGTGGGCCGGTTCTCCCAAGCAGTACCGTTGTATAGCAAAAAATCTCCGTCTGCCGGGCTTGTAAGAACAACGTCGTCCAAGTCGTGCATGTGAACGCTGGGAATGGCGCGAACTAGGATACGTCCGGAACTTTGCTGTAGTCGTGTAACTGCTGCAATAGGTGCTCTCCAGGCTGGAGCGGCTGGTTGGATGTGTGTTAAATCTCCTGGGCTGGCGGGGTCAACATAAAGTAACGAACCGAGCTGCCAACCCGCGTAATCTGTTTTAATTCCGTTAACAAAACCAAACTGGGTTACAAAACCGAACCCGTCAGCGGGAATAGTTTCTGTCGTGATACCCACCAGCACACTAGGTTCGTAACTTCCGTTTGACGAAGCTGGTGATACCACGATGGTATCGCCGGTAGCTCCCACAACCATGACCGCTTTACCGTCTTCGATTGCAGTAGTGTTGCTTTGGTTTTTTACTCGAATAACGTGTTCTTGACCGACCTGTAAATTAACGTGTGCGTCCAGACCAACCATAAGTGTTTCAAAGTCGGCATCCCACGAAATCTGTCCAGGCTCAGGGTCAACACCAGCAGCAGTATTAAAACCAATGTAATTAACCGGGTCAAGATTAGCGACAGCAGTGCCATCAAACCCGACAGTTTGAGTCTCGCTGTCATACGTAATCGGTAAAGTGGCTGCCACAACACCCGTAGGTCCCGGAGGGCCCGCAGGACCCGTATCGCCCGTGTCACCCTTAGGTCCGACAGGTCCCACACTGGCAGCAAAAACAGTTCCATCAAACAAGTACAGCGTGTCGTCAGTAGTGTCAAACCAAATGTCGCCCGTAGCAGGGTCTGTAGGCTCCACAGTGCCTACAGTCACATTTACGCCAGTTCCGCCACCCCCAGCACCATTAACCCACTGACCAGAAACCTCATCATAAACAAGTGTTTGACCATCTTGAACATCAGTAAGGGTAACCGTCAAAATCTGCTTACCGGCGTTGTCCTTGTAAAAATTCCATTCATAATCAGACAAGGAAAGACCCTCAGGCAGCGCAGAAACAGCCTGGTAAAAAAGAAACTTATTTTCCATGACACTCCAAAAAGATGATGGCCCAACCCCAGTATAGAGGTTGGGCCATCACTATGGCGAGGGTGTTTAGGCCTCGGTGATGTCTGAAACCAGACCGTGGGTGTTACGGCGGTCAGTACCAAGCTCGTGGTATTCAACCATGCGAGCGTAGTATGCGTCGTAGTCACCGTTGGAGTCACGAACCTGCTTCCACATTGAACCATCACGGTCAATGAAGTGCCAGTCTTCGTCACGGTAGTACGTGAGCGCGTCTTCGTTGATGTACCACTGCTTGTTCAGCGGTGCGTCAACATCTGCAACCACAGGGATTTCGCCACGGTCAGTGGTGAATGCGAGACCAGAGAAACCACCAGTGAATTCCTGGGTGTTAACGGTCTGACGCAGCTGCGACAGCAGGTTGAAGTACGCACGACGAACCCCGAGGCTCTGGAGAATCAGAGACGTGCTTCCACCCTTGGTGCGGATGTCATCAGTCATTTGAATCATCAAAGCTTCCGACAGTGCGCGGTTGGTGCCACCGTTGGAGTCAACGTTAGCTTTCCACTCGGGCTCTACCGAAGGGTCGATGTTGTACAGGGTTCCGGAAGCGCTGATAATTGCAGCGAGACCAGTGAGTTCACGGTTACCACCAGCAGCAACACCAGAACCGGCGCGAACAATGATGTCAGCGTTAGCAAGGGAGGTACCAGGAGTGGTAGTGAACGTAACAGTGTTTGCACCAGCAGTCAGGTCAACCGAAGCAACAACAAGGTTTGTGTTGTCAACGGTGGTACCCGTCTGAGTGTCAACGACCATTCCAACCTGGAACAGACGTGCATCTGCAACAGGAACGACAGCACCAGTGTTAGCACCAGTAGCGACACCAATGGCACCGTTACCCGAGCCGTACACCTGACGGTTCATGTCCTTCTTCAGGTCGTTCTTCAGACCCTCAACCTCGTTGTCCAAAGCCTTGGCAAAAGCCTTAGCGTCGGAGTCAGAAAGGCTGATTGCCTGTCCGGTGAGCTGAACTCCACCGTATGCGTACTTCAGACCCACACGGGCAGCGGCGTGACCCTGCTGACCAGCAACAGGAAGTGCCTCGTTCTCAAAACGAGAACCGATACCACTGTTACGGCGGGTGTGAATTGGGAAGGTGACGTACTTTCCGCCAACTTCGTTGGTGACACCAGAGCCACTGCGAGTAATACGTTTCAGCGCAACGATTTCGTCGTTAAGCTGCTCGCGGATGCGTCCCTGGTACACCTCCTTGAGATATGAATCAATAGTTGCGAGTGTTGCAGCCATTGTGTTTCCTTTCGTTATTGAAAGGAGATTAAGCCTTTAAACTACCGGCCTTGTTCAAGTGACGAAGCGATGAGACTTTGCACATCTGTTCTCGTCATTTTTCCAAGGGGTGTTGCCTGCTGTCCGGCAGGAACGCCTCCCGAAGTGGGAAGCAATCTTGGGGCGGAATCTCCTGGGCGCGGTACTGCGCGGATACGGTTTACTGTTTTGTCGACATACTCTTGAGCAACGTCCGACAGTTTCACTGCCTTACCACTGCTCTGAAGTTTAAACGCCGCCCGCATTAAAACTTCCTGCACATCGTCCTCCGAAAAGTCCGGGTGTGCAGATTTAAGTTCGCCGATTTCCTGTTCGAGAGCGGCATCCGCCTCCTGCTGAATCTTTACCTGTTCTTGTTGGTCAAGAAAGTCCTGCATCTGCTGTTGCTGTTGCTCTAGCTGTGCAAGTCGAGGGTCGACAGGTGCTTCGCTGTTCTCGTCGGTAGCTTCCTCGTCATCAACCGCATCCTGAAGTTCTGCTTCAGTTTCCGGTAAACGACCATTCTGCTTCAAGAATTCACCTAAAGCATTGTAAATAACTTCAGGTTCCGTATCGAGCCTCTGAGCGATTGTCGCATAATTCTGCAACTGCTCAGGTGAACCCAACTCGTTGTACTCTTTGAGTTGCTGGTTCAACGACGAAATGCGCGATTCCGCATTTTTGTCGAAGTTCTTAAGGTCTTCCTGAATGCTGTGGAAGCTAACAGGGTCGAGTTTTGAACGCAATGAATCCCAAGCAGGATTCCCTCCGGATTCCCCAGAGTCTTGCTGCTCAGTTGTTTCCTCTACCGGCCCTGAAGATTCCGACACTTCCGGTTCTGTGTCAATCTCTGTACCTGTAGTTTCGTCCATTGTGTTCTCCTTATTCGCCGTACCTCCCAATGAGGCCCTAGCATTTGGATTTTAGTTTACTATATTTAGTTATAAATCACGCACTTTGTTAGGAAAGTGCGTGAATTGCGTACGTCAAGTCGTTGTAGGTCATTTTCAGGACCTCAGCGTCTGTGTACGTGGTCGCATCGATAGCCTGGATTTCAGTCTTCAGCTCATCGATAGTCTTACGTCCATAGTTTCTTGTGGGACGGTACTCCAGCTGGGGAGTGGAATCCGCCACTACATCGAAATCTGCCATGCTTATACTCCTTGTTCAGGGGCCATGTCGGGTACAGCCCCATTAGGAGCCATCATAGCACCTGGGCCCATTTCAGGACCACCCTCAGCACCCTCAGCAGGAGGCTGACCCATCATCATTTGAGCCATCATCCGCTGTTGCAAAGCCTGCTCATGCTGCGCCACATGCTCAGCAAACTGAGCCTTCAGCACATCCGACAGAATCTCATACTCCTGAGACATACGGAATTTGTTGTGAGTATCAATGTGAACCTCGTGAGCATCAAAGTCATCCACAGGAACAACAGGAGGCGCAGGCATGTTTTCAATCTCAGCCATAATGTTGGGGTCCTGCATGGCCTCAGGAGGCAAACTTGCCAGAATCTCCTGCATAGCTTCCTGGCGAGACATCTCAACTTCTTCCTCAGTCAGCATCTTCATCTTGATGTTTTCACGCTGAGCTTTACGCTCTGCAACGTTAAGAGTGTCCATAACCTTCTGCACACCACCAACCTCAAGCATACGAACAGCTGTCGGCTGGTCAATAATCCCAACCGCAAACATGTCCATAACACGAGCCTCTTGAGCAGCCTTAGACTTCGCATAGCTAGAGCCGGGCTCAATACGAATATCCGTACCAGAAGCAATGTCAGCACCTTTCAACAGCATCGTGTCGAAAGCACCATCCGCACCAATCGTGCGAATCTTACGAGGCAAGTCAACATACTGTACAAACAACTCAATAGTCTGCGCAGCAATCTTTTCCACACCAGCCTCAATACTTTGGAACTGAGGAGTCAGGTATTGATTAGATGCTTCTTGCAAATACGAAATAGCCGTACCCGAAGTAACACCGGGAGGGGCGTCACCACGCGACACTTCGCGCTCACCAGAAATATCAATCCAGTCATTCAGTACACGGTCCTGCTGGTCCAAGTAATACTGAGGCAAAGGCGACAAAGGCAACGGCTGAGGAGGAGCCATACCAGGCTTGTACTGAATCACTAGGCCAGGCTCGTTAGTCAGCTTAGATGGAACAATAGAACCCATTGGCGCAATCAGCTGCGGCTTAGCCATGCGTCGCCCTGCTTCACCAATTTCTGAACGCAAACCGTTGTATTCTTTCTGGAGCTGCGACAGGTCCACAATGGGGCTGTCAGCGTAGAACGTTGCAGTGGGGATGTGCTCAAACTTGGTAAATGGGTACATTCCGTGACCGTAGGGGAACCCTTCGCGGTACACGCTGATAAGAATGTCATCGACACTAATAATGACGCCTCCCTGGGGCATCATCTTGGTTGCGCCTGGCTTAACCCAAGTTTCATACACAATCACACTGTCAGGTGCTTTGCTGTGTCCGAGGTTTAAGTAAGCCTCGTCAAGAATTTGGTTGGCACTAGAAACACTGGGGGACAGTTTGATGTTGCCAAGTTCTTTAGCAAAATAGTGCTGTGCCCACGCAACAGGTTTCGTGTAAGCGTTAATGACGAAAGGTTGGTCCTCGATGTCCTGTTCGCGGATGTCGGGAACAAAAAGGTGAAAGGGGGTTACGTGACCGTACTTGATGTCTCCAACTTCGCCGGAAACTTTATCAATACAAGTAGTGTCCCAGTGAGTCTTAAGGAATCCGTTACCTGTAACAATGGTCCACCACATAGCGCGGGACATGTGCTGACGTAGTTTCTTAGAGTCACTAATAGAAGTCCAAGCCTGCTCAGCGGCAAATGCCGCCCGCTGGTCCTCGTCCTCGCTGGATGCAGGAATGGCTTGTGCGGTGGGGAATGACGAAAGCATCTTCGACATTTCCCACCGCACATAAGACCTAATACGGTTAATAGTCTTGCGTTGGTGATAATACGGCTTGCGAGGCGTAAACAGCTTGTCGCGGTAATCCTCAGGGAAGTTACCGCGAGTCTGCTCAACCCAGTGGTGCCCATAAAACATTGACATGTTGTGAAACCACTGCAACTGCTTTTGACTACGAGCAGTCTTAGCTTTAGTCCACTCAGACTGTACCCAAGCGACTAGCTTTCGTGCCTCTTCGCTTTCCCGGTATTTTTCAATGTTTAACCCGTCTTCAGGCAGCTTAATTACCGTAGAACTCTGGGTCAACCCCGGTGAGTTCTGCGAATAATTGTCGGGCATCTTGGCCATCTAAATCGTCTCCTGCTGAAAGGTTGGGGTTCCTAGTGGCAATTCTTTCAGATTCAGCCTCGTCGGAAGGGTCGTAGTCCTGGTAACCACTATAATCTAAAGTTTGATTCATCGCTTGAATTTGTTGAAACGCGAGAGGGTCGCTTGAAGCGACTAGTGCTTGCGCTTTTGCGCTCAGGTCCGTCAGCGTCTTTATCGATTTCTGGTGCTCCTGCTGCTGAGTTTTCAACACCTGCGACTGCTGCTCCAGCAGCTGTGTGAGTACTTGCTGGTTCCACCAATGCTGCAACACCAGCAGACCCAACAACATTCCTACTAACGTGGCTAACAAAATGGTTGATAGCATCTGAATTTATCTCCTTAATTGCGTCGTTATAACCCTTGTCGTACATTTGTTTGTCATGCAATTTGACAGAAACGGGCTTTTCCTCGTCAAACAGCCCAGCTAGCTGAGCCATTTCTCTAATTACGTCTACCGACAGATACATGCGTCCACGGTCTACAACATTCTTAGACAGGTCAATTCCCGTGTCTACGAATGGTCCCTTACCTGTTTTAGTAATCCAGCAGACGCCGGGCTGTAGGGCCGGTGCGTCGGTCAGGAAAAATCTGCTCATTAGTAGTAATCTCCATATCCTGCAATAACGGTAGGTCCGTCACTGCCCGCTCTATCTTCTGCGAACTGGACACTAGGGTCTTCTCGCATTTTCAAAAGCAAGTCCTCGTATCTTAGCGTAGTTGGGGGGTCTTCGTCACCTTTTGCTTCAACAAAAGGCTTTAGGTCTGGTCGGGTAGTAGCAAAATAGCGGGCAGAGTCAAAAGCGTGGTCATCTTTTTTGTGGACAACTTCCTGCTTATTCATCTCATACGCCATCTTGTCCGACGCATACGAACCCCAACGTAGCTTCTTCATCTCACGAATAAAGTTAGGGCAGTTGCGAGAAATAACCCATTTAGGACGGTTTTTACCCCAGCGGGTGTCGTCACGTAACCTAAAATAAGCTTGCATCTTCTCAATACCGACCATGACATCGTGAGGTATGCCCTCAACGTTCACGTAAACCCCGTGGAGGGCATACTCCTGAATAATGGATGTTCCGGTTATCCCAGACCGTTGACGCATCGCAGGGTCGCCCATACGCTCGATAGAGTCAGGTTTATGGCCCCAGCTAAGCTCCCGCTGCTTCACAGTCTGTGCGTGCTCCGACACAATCATATTTGACTGGTAATGCTCCGCAAACGTCACAATATCCCCGCTAGGCGACACCGCATGCCACAACCAAGCTGTCGGGTTGTTTAGCCCGTGGTCGACAGACGCATAAATAGCCCACCCCTTAGGGACATCCCCCGGACCAAAATCAATTAGGTAACGTTCGATATTTTGACCAAAATCAGGAAACACCAAACCACTACGAGCAACAAACTCGCCCTTCTCACGAATATCACGCTCTTCCTTATTCATACCCACCATGTAAAAGTCCATATCATCAGAATCCGCTTGAATATAAGGGTTCTGCTCAGCCGACAGGGTGAACGTGTCAATCCAATCCACTTTGCCTTCCTTAGCAGGCTCCCACAGAAGGTCAAACGTCCAGCCCATACCCTTAGTCGGTGTAGCCGCAATCACCCAAAAACCGTTGTAGTCAATAAGACGCATCATCGACTCGTTAAAAATGTTTTGAGGAGGTTCCTCGTCAAAGAATATGCCGTGACGAGGAACCCCACCCAGCTTCATCATGTCCATACCCCAAGTAACAAAATCAATTGTTGACCCGTTATCGAACGTCAGAATGTAGTTGGTTGCATCCCAACTCTTAGACCAATCACCACCCTTCAGGTAAGAGCGTGGTATCCACCTCTTCATTTTAGGCAAAATAATCTGCTCAATACCCTTAGCAACGTCTACAACGACAAACCTAAGCTGAACAGGTCCAGACCCCCATGAAGGTGGGCGCTTAAGAAATGGGTGAGTATTTGTAGCCCACCAGATAGACTCAACGACTTCAGCGTCGGTTTTTCCTCCACGGTTACCTCCAGAAATAAAACGTCCACGGGACTCGGATTTATGAAACCTAAGCTGCTCCGGGTAATCCTTTTCCCCATAATTTAAAATGTTGGGTTGGTGGATACTCTGGTCAAGCTCTGCAACGGCAAGTTGTAAAAGCTCCGCCGCTGAAGGCTGTCGTTGCTTAGCAGGCATTATGCCGTCGAATTGTCGGTGGCTCCGAGACGAACAAGAATAGCATTAACCGACAAACGCCAAGCATCGCTAGCCCTAGAGCCAGTAATAGTCTGACCCTCCAAAAGCAAAGCCGAGTCACCGCCATCGTGCGTGTGGTCTCCCGGAGACGCCTGGTTAGGTCCAGGACCCAAAGTGTGGTGTTGCGCCTCAGCACGAGCGTCCACATCACTATTTGTGTGAAAATCCTCCACAGCCTGCGCAGGAGGTTTCGGGTTTTCGTCAGCACCGAAAGTGCCTGAGTCGTTATCCGACAGCATAGCCATGATTGCTCCTAAATACTTCTCATCGTGCTCGTGCCCTCGCTTTTAGCCCCGCGCTGCCACTTACCGCAATCTTGGCACTGAAACCTTCGGAACATGCCAGAATTTGTCGTCTCCACACCCCGAGACTGCAAACGGTTAGAACTACACGAAACACAAGCGTCC